CCTCGACGCGAGTTTCTGTCGGGTTTTGAATCAAAAGTGAGGTCTACCAATGGGACGCCGAGGCCCTGTCCCCGATCCATCTAGCGAACGCACAAAGACCGGGCGAAACACGATGTTTCGCAAGACTCCCGCAACGCCCGCGACATCGGTCGCGCCGCCGTCGACGCTCGCCGGCCCGGCCCTCGACTTCTGGAACGCCCACGCGCCGCAGCTCATCGCCGACGGCCGGCTCCGCGACGACCAGGCTGAGTCGTTCGGAATCCTCTGCCAGATCGCGGCCGACTGCCGGCTCCTCTCCGAGCAGGTCGCCGCCGAGGGCTGGATCACCGCGACCGACAAAGGGCAGGCGATCTCTCCGGTCGCCAAGCTGCTGCGCGAATCGCGGCTCGACTTCATCAAGTACGCGAAGGAATTCGGCATGACTGCCGCCTCCTCGCTCCGCCTCCCGCAGGAAAAACCGAATGGCGAAGAAGAAGGCGACGAAGAGGACCAGGTCCTCCGCAAGCTCTCGATCCGCCGCGCCTGATCCGAAGAAGCGTCCGGAGTACGTCTCCGGCTACGAGTGGGACGAGGCGGCCGCCAGCGCCCCGGTTCAATTCATCGAGACGCTTTGCCGTCACCCGGACGAGCACGGCGGCGAGCCCCAGCGGATCAAGCTCATCGACTGGCAAACCGAGAAGGTGCTCCGGCCGCTCTTCGGCTGGCGTCGCCCCGACGGCCGCCTCCGCTATCGCCGGGCCGGGATCTTCGTCCCGAAGAAGAACAGAAAGAGCTCGCTCATGTCGCAGCTCGCACAGTTCCTCATCACCTGTCACGCCCCGGCGCAAGACGTATTCCTCGCGGCGAATGATCGGCTCCAAGCGCGGACAATGTTTCGCATGGTCAAGCAGTCGGTCGAGGCCTCGCCGAAGTTGTCGCGGATGCTCGAGGTGATCGACTCGCGGAGCACGATCCGCAACCGGGAGACCGGCCGGGAGATCCGCTGCCTGTCTTCCGACTCCTGGCGAAACGAAGGCCTAAACGGCTCGGTGATCCTCGACGAGATCCACTCCTTCAAGACGCCCGACCTGGTCTCGGCTCTGATGTACGCGACCCGCGGCACGGCTAACGGGATCGTGATCTCGATCTCGACGGCGGGCGACAACCGGAACGGCATCGGCTGGCAGTGGTGGAAGGACTGCGCCCTCGCGATGGAGAACCCGTCGGCTAACCCGACGTTCTACGGACTGATATACGCAGCCGCGCCGGAGGACGACTTCTCCGATCCGAAGGTCTGGCGGAAGGCTAACCCTTCGATGGGGATCGCGTTCCCAGAGGACGAGTTCGCGGCCGACTACCAGGACGCAAAGACCGACCCGCGGAAGATGTCGAAGTTTCTCCGCTACTCGCTCAACGTCTGGCAGCAAGCCGACAACCGCTGGTTTCGCAACCCCGACGACTGGGCCTCCTGCGCGTCCGGCCCGCTCACACCGACCGACGGGCGGCCCTGCTGGATCGGCGTCGACCTGGCGAGCAACCTCGACATGACCGCCGCGTGTATGGCGTTCAAGGAAACCGACGGGAGTTATTACCTCGAGTGGCGATTCTGGGTGCCGGAGCAGACGGTCGCGGCCCGCGTCAAGGAAGGCATCCCCTACGACGCTTGGATCCGCGATGGCTGGGTAACGGTGACGGAGGGTGCGCGGCTCGATCACGAGCACGTTGCCCGCGACCTGATCGACTACTCCGAGCGGCACCGAGTCGTGAGCGTGGGCGTCGACCCGTGGCAGGCGGGGGCGCTTGCCACCCTACTTCAGCGGCACGACATCGAGGTCCAGACTGTTTCCCAGCGGACTGGGACGCTCAACGCCCCCTGCAAGCTGCTCGAGGCGCTGGTCGTCGAGCATCGATTGCGGACGGGCGAGCCACCGAATCCGGTCGCCGCGTGGGCGGCGAATCACGTTTGTGTTTACCAGGATCCGACGGGGCTGATTAAGCCGGACAAGGCAAAGAGTACGGAGAAGATCGACGCGATCGTCGCCGCGGTCAACGCCCTGGCGATCGCCTCTACGAGCGACGAAGGCAGCACGAGCCCCGACGACTGGAAGATCATCGAACTATGAGCCGACCAAAGGCCGCCGCAAAAAAGACACCCGCCAGGCGGACCCGCAAGCCGGCTCCCTCTTACGAGATGATCCGGGCCTTTCCGTCCGGCCCGTTTCAGATCTTCGACGCCGACCTCGCCGGCAGGCCGGAGACCGCGATCCGCGTAACGGCGATTCTGGCGGTCGTGCGGTTCCTCGCGCAGGCCTGCGCGTCGATGCCCGGCCACCTCATGCGGACGATGACCGACGGCCGGAAGGGCGTCGCCTCCGACCTCCCGGTCTCCTACGTCCTCACCAAGCGGCCTAATCAGTGGCAGTCGGCCTACGAGTTCTACGAGTGGCTCGTCTACGCCGCGGCCCTCCACGGCAACGGCTACGCCCGGATCATCCCCGGCCCTCGCGGATTCTGCTCCGAGCTGCGGCCGCTTCACCCGACCCGCATCAAGGCGGAGCGGATGAGCGACTATTCGATCCGATACCAGTACCTCGAGCCGCACGGAGGGTGGACGACGCTCGATCAGTCGCAGGTGCTCCATGTGCGCTGGCTGTCCGATAACGGCCTCGTCGGCATGGCCCCGCCGGAGTTGTGCTCGACCTCGATCGCCCTCGCCCGCTCCATCGACACCGCGGCTACCGCCTTCTGGGACAACTCGGCCAGGCCTGATGTCGTCCTCGAAACGCAGGAGACGATCCCGCAGGAAGCGGTCGAGGCCCTCCGCCGGCAGATGCAAGACCTTTACGGCGGGGCGAAGAAGCGCGGCTCCGCTGCTGTCCTCCCACGGAAGATGCAGCTCAAACCGATCGAAGGCAACACCGCCGAGCAGTCGCAGCTGCTCGAGCTGCGGAACGCAATCGTTGCCGACGTTGCCCGCTGCTGGGGCGTGCCGTCGACGCTGATCGGGGATGCCACCATGAATAAATGGAGCACGGTCGAGCAGGAGCATCTGTCGGCGCAGGTCTGGTGCCTGCTCCCCTGGCAGCGCCGGATCGAGGGAGCGATCGACCGGGCGATCCTGTCGACGTACCAGGAGAGCGGCGATCAGGTCTACTTCAAGCTCGACAACCGCGGCCTACTGCGAGGCGACACCGCGTCGCGAGTCCAGCTCTACTCCTCGCTCTGGCAGCAGGGGGCGATTTCGCCAAACGAGATCCGCGACCTCGAGGACCTGCCGCTCCTCGACTCGCCCGCGGCCAATCAAACCTACGTGCAACTCGGCTTCTCGACGCTCGACGCGGCGGCGGCCCAGGCGGACCCGCAGTCGACGCCGGACGCCCCGGGCAGCGGCGAAGGCGTCCCGGAGGCCGGAGGCTTCCGCGAGGGCCAGCTCGTCTACTTCGAGGGTGGCGAAGGCGTGATCGAGCATCTGATGGTCGACGGGATGCTCGGCGTCGAAGGCAGTCCGTTTGCGATTGCCGCCAGCGCCGACGAGCCGGCCGCCCTCATTCGAATCAACCAGGACGGACAGGCTACGGAGCTGCTCGTAGGGAAGCGAGTCTCCGACCTTTCGGCTGCGCCATTGGAGGGCTGAGGGATGGAGCGGCGATACCTCTCTTTTGAAGATCTTGGCGACGACGGCCTCGTGATCGAGACCCGAGACGGCCAGCCAGCCCGCCTCCGCGGCATCTCGCCGCCGTGGGATTCCCTGTCCGTCGACCTGGGCGGATACCGGGAAAAGTTCTCCCCGACTGCCTTCGACAAGGTTCTCGGCCGCCACAAGAACGACCCTCGCGGCGTCGTCGATGTCGTGGGCCTATTCAACCACGACGACAACCAGGTTCTTTCGCGGACCACTAACGGCACGCTCCGTCTCACCAAGGGGCCGAAGGGCCTCGAGTACGAGATGGACCTCCCCGACACGCAGCTCGCCCGCGATCTCACGACCCTCGTCAAAACTCGGACAATCTACGGATCGAGCTTTGCCTTCACGGTGAGCGAGAAGGGCGAGCAGTGGGTCCAGGACGAGCGCGGCCAGCCGGTCCGAATCGTGACCGACGCCTCCGGCCTCTTTGACGTATCGGTCGTGACCCGCCCCGCCTACCCGTCCTCGACGGTCGGCCTGCGGTCGCTCGAGGCGTGGAAGGCCGCTCAGGCTGTCGTGACCGCGAAGGAAGAGCGGGCCGCCTCCGGCCTCACGATCTCGCTCGACTTCGACCAGACCTTCACCGCTGCCCCGGGCCTCTGGCGGAGTTTCATCGCCGACGCGACCGCCCGCGGCTCGCGCGTCGTCTGCATCACCCGGCGCGAGGACACGCCGGAGAACCGCGAGGCCATCACGACCGCTTTCGGCGATCTTTCCGACGCGCTCGGCGGCCTTGTGCTCTGCGGTCCATCAGCACAAAAGCGGGACGCGGCCGAGGCCGCCGGCTTGTCGGTCGACATTTGGATCGACGACACGCCGGAGACGATCCCCTCGTCCGGCGAGACCCGCGCCGCCGTCAGATATTCGACATCGCTCGGAGCCCGGGCCGCCGTGGCGGCCGCTATTGCGAGGCTGCGGAAATATGCCCGGTAAATGCCCCCAGTGCGGCGGGATGTGCCGGGTCGACTCGTCCAAGCGGGCCGGCTCCGTTCAAGTCCAGTACGTCCAGTGTGTTGCCTGCCGCGCCCGTCGCCGGCAGGTCGTCCCCGCGTCCGCCGTCTGGAGGAGAAGCAAATGATCTCGGCCGCCCCGCTATCCGCTGCCGGTCGGTTCCAGGATTTCTCCGACCAGATCAAAGCCTTCCTGACCACGGCCAAGCTTTCCGCGGTCGACGGCCTGACCTGGTCCGAGTTCGGCGAGTTGCTCGTCGCCCTGCTCCGCCTGGGCGTGGGCGCGGCCGAGCTGCTCGACGTTCCCGGCCCGGAGCGTAAGGAGCTCGTCCTCGAGGCGGTTGCCGTGCTCTTCGACCAGCTCGCCGACAAGTGTGTCCCGGTCGTCCTCTGGCCGGTCTGGCTGATCGCCCGCTCGTCGATCCGCTCGCTCGTGCTCGAGCTCGCCTCCGGCGCGATCGAGCAGATTCTCTTCCAGGTGAGGCTGAAATGATCCCGGCCCTACTCGTCGTCGCCGCTGCTGCCGCCGTCGCCTGGCCCTGGATCGTCGAGCAGGCGAAAGCCTTCGACCTCCACCAGATCGAGCGGCGGCATCTCGTCGCCGCGGCCCTGGTGGCTGCGGCCCTGGCGGCCTACGCCACGGCCCAGCCGCAAGCAGGCCCGACGCCCGCCCCGCCGGCCCCGGAGTCGTTCTCGCTCCAAGGTCGGTTCGTCGGCCCCGACGCCGCAGCCGACGCGGCGACTACTGCGGCCCTCTGCGAAGAGCTCGCCTCGGAGATCGAGTGGGACGGGATGCAGGCGGAGCAGCTGCTCAAGACCGGCGTCTCGTTCGACGAGCTGCGGCGTCGCGCCCGGCTCCTCCTCTGCCGGGGCGTGAGCCTGGGCGAGAAGCATCCGCTCGCCCGCGAGGCGATTAAGTCATACCTCGACCAGCACGCCGGAACCTCCGGCGGCCCCGTCTCTCCGGCGCAGCGGTCCGCCTGGGTCGCCGCTTTCCGCGACATCGCGAGGGCCGCCGCCGATGCGTCACGCTGACCGACAACCCGCTCGCGTGATCGCTGTCACCCTGCTCCTGGGCGTGGCGTTCCTGCTCGCGCTCGACTGGTGGACGCGGCCCGGCATCCGCCAGGCTGGCGAAAACTTCGGCTACGTGCCCGACCCTGAAGGCGTCCGCGAGTTCCTCGCCGAGCTCGACCAGCCGCTCTTCCGCGACGCCGGGGCGGAGACGATCGCGAAGGCGAAGGGCGTCGATACGTTCCTCTACCGTTCGATGTACCGGGCACACGCGGCCCGCTACGGAAAGGCGTTCCTTGTCGGGCGGCAAGGGATCGGCGACTGTGTCTCGTGGGGCTGGGCTCACGGCGTCTATTGCTCGCAGGCGGTCGACTGGGAGACGGGCCGCCTGTCCGAGCCTCCGCTCATGCCAGCCACCGAAAGCATCTACGGAGGCTCGCGCGTCGAGGCCCGCAACAAGCCGGAGGGCGGCGGCGGGTGGTCCGATGGCAGCTATGGCGGCGCGGCCGCCCGCTGGCTGCGGGACTGGGGAGTCGTCTATCGCGAGCAGGTCGCCGCACACGATCTGCGGGTCTACTCCGCGGACAGGGCGAAGCAGTGGGGAGCCTACGGCAACGGAGGCCAGGGCGACGGCGGCAAGCTCGACGCCATCGCAAAGAAGCACGCGGCGAAGCATGTCGCCCTCGTGCGGACGTTCGACGAGGCGGCGGCCGCCCTCGAGGCCGGCTTCGCGATTCCGGTCTGCTCAATGCAAGGCTTCGCCTCCGTCCGCGACTCGCAAGGATACGCCTCGGCGTCCGGCTCATGGGCTCACGCGATGTGTTTCGTCGCGGTCCGCTACGCGAAAAACGGCTCGCCTTCCGATGCCCTGCTCTGCCTCAACTCCTGGGGACCCTCCTGGATCTCCGGCGGCAAGTGGCCCGACGACCAGCCGGAGGGCTCCTTCTGGGTCCGCCGCGATGTCGCCGAGCGGATGCTCGCCGGCCAAGACTCGTTCGCGGTCGGCTCGATCGACGGCTTCGGCTGGCGCGACCTGCATAACGGCAACTGGCTCGCACCCATTCCACCGGAGACCGTATCGATGAGGAGCCCGCGATGATCGACCGAAAGACACTCTTCGCCCTGCTGGCTGCGTTCGCGGTCGGCTATTTCGTCTCCGGCTCCTCAAGCCCGACGCCTCCGGCCCCGGACCGCCCGGTCCTCCGCTGGATCGCGAAGGCGGCGAAGTCGCTGCTCTGGATCGCTCTCGTCGCCGAGCAGCCTCCGTCCCAGGGGGCGGAGCGGCAGCTCGTCCACGCTCCGCCGGTGGGTGAGGATGGCTACCAGGTCGTCGACCATGGAAAGGGCTGGTAATGCTCTGGCGCTGGCTCATCGCGTTTCTCGTCTGGCTGTCGGCCGACCCCCGGGCGATCGACCGCGAGGCCCCGAAGGCGGCGGCCGCGGTCTCCGCTGCCGTCTCGTCGATGGCGATCGACGCGCCCTCCCCTGCCCCGCCGGGGCCGGCGAAGTGCATCTGTGGCGAGACCTGCGTCCGCGGCATCTGGAAGCCCGACGGACGGATCGAGCAGCGCTGCGGCTGCGAGTGTGACCGCTGCAAGCGTGAGCGGGCGAAGACCTGCACCTCCGGCACCTGTCGCTGAAAACGTCCTACCGTAGGACGCTTGCCAACTTCAGCGGCCCCGGCGGTCGGTCCTATCGTGGCGACAGTTTCACGAAGCACCACGCACACGAGGACCGCCATGTCGACCAAGCGCCGCCTTCTCCAGGACGAAGCCGCCAAGAACATTGCCCAGCTCGAGGAGCTGCGGTCGTTCACGAGCGATAACCCCGAAGAGATGGCGACCGCCGAGGCGCGGATCGCCGAGCTGTCCGCTCGCTCCGAGCAGATCATCGCGGAGGACAAGCGCGAGGAAGACCTCGACGCCAAGCTCGCCAGCCTCCGGACCGTGATCGCCAGCGACTCCGAGCCGCGGAGCTCGTTCGAGAAGTCCGAAGCTCCGGCCCCGCGTGCGGTGGTTGGCGAGACCCGCGGCTTCGCCAGCCGCGAGGCGGCCAGCAAGGTCGGCAACTACCTCCGCCAGCTCGTCACCGGCGAAGTCCGGGCGATGGGCGAGACCAGCCCCACGTATGACGCGAAGGGCGTCGACTACGTCATGGGCGAGCTCTACGGCGCGATCGTCAACCGGCTGAACTACACCTCAGTCGGCCTCCAGCTGGCAAGCGTCTATACGCCCAACTCGGACCGGATCACGGTCCCGAAGGTGGGCGAGGCGACCGTGTCGATCATCGCCGAAGGTTCGGCGACGACCGACCAGGACCTGACCACGAGCGGCGCGGAAGTCCGGCTCTACGAGCACCGGGCCTCGATCGCCCTCTCGCGTTCGCTCCTCGAGGATTCGCCGATCGACATCGCCGGCCTTGTGGCCGAGCGTTTCGCTCTGGCCTACGCGAAGCAGGTCGACTCGATCTGGCTCGGCGGCAACGCCTCCAGCCCGGCGATCTCCGGCCTCGCGGCCTCGGTCGCTGCCGGTAACACGATCACCGTGGGCGCATCGGCCGCCACGACCGCGAACAACCTGGCCGACGTTGTCGGCAAGGTCGACGAGGCGGTGATGGGCTCGGCCTCGTGGCTCGTGAGCCGCGCCGGCTGGGTGGACCTGATGAAGCTCTGGGCCGCCCAGCAGACGACCCAGATCGTCGGTAACGGCCGAGTGGTGCCCACGATCATGGGTGCCCCGGTCTACATCGTGAAGGGTCTTCCGGCGACCACGCTGGCTCTCTACGGCGACTACAAGCTCTCGTCGGCCATCGCTGTGAAGGCGTCCGGCCTCGAGATCGACGTCGCCCGCGAGCTCCTGATCCGGAATCGCCAGGTCCTCTACGTTGCCAGCCAGCGGGTCGGCTTCTCGAACCACGATGCCCAGTACGTCGGCCGGCTCGCGAAGGCCGCCAGCTAACCGGTTGCACCAGGACACTGACGCGACACACTGGCGGCCGGGCCGGCAAGGATGCCAGCCCGGCCGCAGTCGCGTACGGAGAAGCCATGTCGACCGAGATAGATACCCTCCGCCTCCTGAAGCCTTACCGGGGCTACGGCGTTGGTGCAGTGATTCGCGCCACCCGTCGGCTAGCCGAGCAACTGGTCGCCGATGGGTACGCAGTCCAGGACAACTGGGCGACGGGTCTAGAGCACCAGTCGGCAGAGCGGGCTGTCGCGAGCCAGCCAGCCATTGAGACCAGATAGGAGCCGGCCATGCGACCCAAGACGATCCGCCTTATCGAGAGCCCGGTCGTCGAGCCGGTCAGCCTGGCCGAGGTCAAGGAGCAGATCGGCCTATCGGCGGACCAGCTCGACTTCGACCGGATGCTCATCGGCGCGACCGCCACGGCCCGCCGGCTGATCGAGCGACGCCTCGGCGTCTCGCTCGTGGCGACCCGCTACCGGGCCAAGTACCCAGCCGGGGCGGTCGTGCTCGAGCTGCCAAACCCGCCGGTCTTGGTCGACGCGGACCACCCGCTCGAGATCACGATCGACGGCGAGGCCCTGGGCGTCAATGACTACGAGCTCGAGGAGGACGCCTCCGAGATCGAGCTCGACTCCCCGGCCGCCGAGGATGTGGTCGTGACCTACTGGGCGGGCGTGGCCCCGGGCCAGAAGATCGCCCCCCAGCTGCGTTCGGCCATCCTGCTCTACGTGGCCCACGCCTTCAAGCACCGCGAGGCCGCCAGCGAAGACGGAGTCGTCGAGGTGCCGATGGCGTTCGAGACCCTCCTCGCCAGCGAGAGCGTTACGGGGGTGTGGTAATGGGCCTGCCCGCTGGAATCCTTCGCGAGAAGTTCGCCATCGAGACCCCGGTCGAGACCCGGAACGCGGTCGGCGAAAGCATCATTGCATGGCAGGAGGTCGGGACGCGGCTCGGCTCCTACGAGGCAAACGCCTACATCGAGCTCGACCGACGCGGCCAGGTCGGCGGGAGCGTCTCGGCCACGGTCCGTATCCGCTACTTCCCCGGCCTGACCGGGAAGCATCGCCTCCGCTGGGTCTCGCGGGACAACCGGCTCCTATTCATTTCCGGCGTCGTCGAGCGTGGCAACCGCGAGGAGCACGAGCTCACCGTCGAGGAGCAGGCCACGTGATCTCTTTGAACTGGAAAAGCGTCGAGGGCGAGATCGGCTCGCTAATGCAGCGATTCGCCGAGTTGCCGCGGCACATCGCGAAGAAGCATCTCCAGGCGGCCATGAAGCGGGCGCTTAAGATTGGCGTCCCTGTCCTGAAGAAGAACACGCCGAAGGGCGGCACGAAGACCGTCCGCTCCGCGACCACCCGCAACGCCCGCGGTCAGTTCACCGCGGGCAGCGGCAAGCTCCGCAAGGTCCGCGGCGGAGCCCTACGCCGGGCAGTCACGAGCAAGTCAAAATACGTCGGCAAGAACAAAGACGGCTTCGTCGTCGGGACGCTCGGCTACAAGGGCGGCACCGAAAGCCGAAAGGCGATCTGGCTAGAGTTCGGCACGACCCGCGGCCTCGAGGCCCGGAAGATGGTCGAGCGGTCGATGAGCCAGATCGGCCCCCAGGTCTCCGCCAAGCTCGCCGCCGAGATGGCGATCGCGCTAGAGAAGTCCGCCGCCGAGGTCGCCGCGAAGAAGAACCTCGGATACCAGGGAGGGAAATAGCATGGCATCCCCAGAAGCATGGCTCCGCGTGGCGATCGAGGAGGCGGCCGACTGCCCGGCCTATCCGCTCGTAGCCCCGGAGACGCTGGCCCCGCCTTACGTCGTCTTCTCCCGGACCGGCACGGCCCGCGAGCGGGACCTCGACGGGGCGGTCGGCGCGCCGGTCGGCACGTTCGCGGTCGAGATCTACGCCGACGGGTACGCCGACTGCAAGGCCCTGGCCGACCTGGTCCGCTCCGCCGTCAATGACTTCAGCGGCGAGGCGGAGGGCTCCACAATCGACGACGTAGAACTGACCGAGGAGGCCGACGGCGACCCGGTTTTGTTCGACGGCCGGGAACGTCCGACCTACGTCGTCTCGCAGACCTACGCGATCCGCTGGCAGGAGTAGACAATGCCGCTTTCATCGATGCCATCAGTCGGCCCGACGCTACCGGCCGGATGCACAAACGTAAAGGTCAAGACCAGCGCCGCCGACCCCTCGAGCTCCTCGAATAAGGTCGACGTAACCACGCTGGATGACGACGAGCGAGTCTACGCCGAGGCCCCGCTCGTCGACGCTGGCTCCGCCGCCACCGACGGCATCACGCAGACGGTAACGGCCGCGTTCTTTGGTGAAGCTCCTGAAGTGAACAGCGACCCGGACGCGACCGGCTGGATCTGCTCGGAGGTCGAGACGGAGTACGCCGTCGGCGACTTCATCAAGGGCACCGCGACCTACGTCTACAAAGAGCCACCAGCAGCACCGTAACAGGGAGCACAGCAACACATGCCCACGCCAGCACAAGGCAGCACGTTTACCGGCCTTCCGTCCGGCCTGACAAACGTCAAGGTCTCGAAAAAGGGCATCGACCCGACGAGCTCGTCCAACAAGCTCGACGCCTCGACGCTCGACCTCGCGGCCGGCTCCGATCGCGTCTACGTCGACGGCCTGCCCGACTCCGGCGCTGGCGCGGTCGGCGGAGTCACGACCACGATCACTTGCTCCTATCTGTCGAGCAGCCCGCCGACGGCGGGCGAGACGATCACCTACGCCGGGGACGATTACAAGTGCACCGAGGCGGAGATCGAGTACGCCGTCGGCGAGCTGGTCAAGGGCACGGCGACCTACGTCTCGATCCCCAGCGAGTAGGCCTCCTGGCCGGAGGCCCCGATGTCACTCTCCCAAGGGACAACCGTCAGCTTTAACGGGACCTCTCTCGGCTCGCTCCTCTCGGCAAGCGGGTCCGGCGGATCGGCCTCCGCCGCCGACATTACGAGCGCCGAGAGCGCGATCGTCGGCAGCGGCGATAACTCCCGGATCCGCATGGAGCGGGAGGCGATCGGCATAGACCCAGGCTCCGTCACGGTCAGGCTATTGGGTATGCCCCCCTACTCTCCGACCGACATCGGCCACAGAGCGACGCTCACCATGTCGACCCCTGGCGGGTCGGTCAGCGGCGAAGCGTACCTCGACTCGTACGAGGTCGAAGCCTCGGTCGGCGAGCTGCTGCGGGGGACTGCCACGTTCGCTTTCACCGGAGCAGAGTAGCCATGCTGACGAATAAAGAATCGATCTTGAAGATCGCCGACCTCGGCGAGCCTGTCCGCCTCGAGGTGCCGGAGTGGAACGATACCGTCCTCCTCCGCCGACCGACCGCGAACGACCGCGACGCTTGGGAGCTCTATTGCCAGGAGCACGCCACGAAGCCAAAGAGCGTTTGGCGGGCGAAGCTCGCCGCAATGCTCCTGTGCGACGAGTCCGGCAAGCTGCTGTTCACGCCCGGCGAGGTGCAGGCCCTCGGCGAGAAGTCAGCGGCGGCGCTCCATCGGATCTGGAAGCGTGGGCTCGAGCTCATGCAGGTGACGGAAGACGAGGTTAAGGAGCTCGAGGGAAACTAAGGGGCCGGGCAGGAACGCTCGATCTGTTCCTGTACCGGCTCGCCCTACAGATGGGGATCTGGGACGTAGAGGCTTGGAAAAAGGAGATCACGCTCGACCAGATTAAACGGTGGCTGGCGTTCTATCGGATCCAACCGTGGGGCGACGACTGGCGGCGGACGGCCCGCCTGGCCGTCAGCATCGCGGCCGCCAACGGGGCGAAGTTGAAAGAGGACGCGGAGGAAATGTTCCTGCCCACGTTCGACCCGAGCCGTCCGACGCAGACCGAAGAAGAGATGCTCCGAGAGTTGTCCAAGATTCCAGGGTTTGCCGAGCAGTTAAGGAAACAGCGGGAGAGCGGCGATGGCGAGCACAATCGGTAAGGTGCGGGCGGTCTTCACCGCTTCGACGAGCGGCTTGACGGCCGGCGTCAATCAAGCATCGTCCTCATTTAAGAAGCTAGAGTCTGACGTTAAGGGCCTCCGCTCTGGCCTGTCGACGCTCACCGCCATCTCCGGCGCTCAGCTCTTCGGGTCGATCGCCAGCGGCGCGAGCCAGGCGATCCGCTCGCTCATCGGCATGGGGGCCGCGGAGGCGGAGGTCATCGACTCGACCAACCTCCTAGCCCAGCGGCTCGGCCTGACCTACGCCGAGCTCGCCGGGCTGTCGAACGCCGGAGCCCTCGTAGGCATCGGCATGGATACGATCGGGGCCGCCGTCACGAAGTCCGAGGTCGCCTTCGCCAAGGCGGCCGGCGGGTCGAAGACAGCCTCCGCGGCCTTTCAGGCTATGGGCCTGTCGGTGGAGCAGCTCAACGGGCTATCTGCCTCCGAGCGATTCCAGGCGATCGCCCAGGCGATCTCCGAGATCCCCTCGGAGGCGGAGCGGTCTGCCGCGGCCGTCCGGCTCTTCGGCCGGTCCGGGGCGCAGCTCATGCCGATCTTCAACGGCGGAGCGGCAGGCATCCAGGCGGCGACGGCGGAGGCGCAGCGGTTCGGCCTCGCCCTCTCGCAGGCCCAGGCCGACAACGTCGACGCGATGGGCGACTCCTTCGACCGTGCGCAGCAGGCGATCTCCGGCGTGATACAACAGGTCGTTGCCTACCTTGCCCCGGCGATCGAGAGCGTATCGTCCCAGTTCTCCGACCTCATCGGGAGCGTGGGCGGGGCGACGATCGGCCAGACGATCGGCGAGGGGATCCTCACCGGGGCGAGGTTCCTCGCCCAGATCGGCGACGCCCTGATCGCCAACCTCTCGAGCGTCTGGTCCTACGTCTCGCAAGTGGGCGGACAGTGGACCGGGGTGTTTGGGATCGGAAACCAGGTCGGGTCGGTCTTCGCTGGGATCGGTCGGTTCCTGCAGGGAGCCTTTCTGACGCTGGCCGGCGTCTTCTCGTCAATTGGCGAGGCGATCCTGACCGGCGTCCGCGGAGCGGCGGAGGCGCTTGGATTCGATACGACCGGCCTCGATACCGCGCTCGCCTCGCTCCGGGGCTTTAATGAGCAGCTCGACAAAGACATCTTTTCGTCGTTCGACGCCGCCGGGAAAAACTTCTCGGCCGCCCTCGATGGCAGCGAGTCACAGGCCGCCGGCCTCGGCGAGGCGATCGCCGGCCCGCTCACGACCGCGATCGATACCTCGATCTCCGCGGCTCGCGACGCGGCGGCCCAGGTCGACCAGGCGGTTTCGAAGCCGGTCGAGATCAAGCAAAACGTCTCTGCCAATACGGCCGCCGTCACCGCTGCATTGAAGGGCGTCGACTCCCGCAGTCGCGAAGGCGTCCAAGAGATGTTTCGCCTGATGCGCGGCGAAGGCGGGGGCGTCCAGGAGCGGATCGCGACCGCGGCGGAGCGGACCGCCGACGCGATCGAGGGCCTCGACCTCGGCCTCGATGTCGAATCCTTCGACCTAGCCCCAGCCGCAGGAGTCTAGATATGGCTGTTGTCTGGCATCGTGAACTACCACGCGAGCGGTCGCAGAGCGGCAAGTACGGGGAGACCTACGTCTACAAGCGGGCGTGGCTGATCCGCGTCGACGATCCGGCGACCTCGCTGCCGGACATTACCGACGCCGCCGGCGTCGAGTGGCTCGACGCCCACCCGGACGACGCTACCTGTAAGGCGCTCGAGTTCGACACGAAGCCAAACGACAATAGCGGCCTTCTCTACACCTACACCGTCACGTATCAAGTCCCGCCGGTCGACAGCAAAGACAGCGGCGGCGAGGACGAGCCGGGCAGTATTGAAGCGCTAATGAAGGTGCCGATCTGGTCGGCCGGAAGTTCGGTCGTGTCGGTGCCCTGCTGGAAAGACAAAGACGGCGACGTCATCACCAACAGCGCCGGCGACCCGCTCGAGGACCTGTCGAAGGAGGAGGCCGAGCTGCGGCTGACGCTCGTCCAGTATTACCCCTCTCACACCGACTGGGCCGGCCTGGCCCGGGACTACACCAACGCCGTTAACTCCGACACATGGAACGGCGGCGGCGCTCGGACATGGAAGTGTCAGGGATGCTCGGCGAAGGTCGGCAGCGAAAACGTCGCCTCCGCAACAATGGTTTACTGGGAGGTTACGTGGGAGTTTGCGTACCGCGCGGATACGTGGAACCTCAAGCCGTGGGATGTTGGCTTCCATGAAAAGTGCGACGTTAACGGCACGCCGAGCGCGAGCGGCGACAAGCGAAAGACGATCTACACCGTCGATAAAAAGCCCGTAAAGCAACCGGTCGCCCTACAGGATGGCGTGGCGCTCCCGCCAGGATCGCCGCCGGTCGTGATCAACGGCGGGGACGGAGTGAAGGTGTACCAGGAGCAAGCGTTTAGCTCCGTCTTTGGCGAACTCTACACCCCGAGCACCTAATGGCCCGCGCGCGAGCAAACCGACAGGACCGGCCGGTAATGCTGACGGCGGATGCCGCCCGCCGGATCGGCCGCGCCGTGTCAGCCTACGAGCGCGGGAGCCGAGACATTTACCCACCGGCGATCCGGACCGCGGGCGACGATGGCGATCCGGTCCGCCTCTGCAAGACCTCGGCCGCATGGGCGAAAGGGTCGCTGGCGACTCTTAACGTCTGGGAGAGTGGGACGCCGCCCAGCGAGACGCAGACGACCGGAGAGACGATCGAGGGCGTCGTCAACAAGTTTGCCGCGGTCGCCTCCGGGAAGTTTTGCATGATCGCGAAGGCCGGTAACGGCAGCTGGTATCTCATCGCGGCGGAGTGCGACTGATGCTTGGGTCACAGTGCGGCAAGTGCTGCGGCGGCGAGTGCGAAGTCTGCACCGGCTCGCAGTGTTGCGGCGACGAGTACCCGCGGCAGACTGGCGTATGTTGCGATGGTGAATGGCGCGCTGACGAGGGCGTTTGTTGTGGTGGCGAATGGTATCCAGCCGGGACGGCTGGCGTTTGCTGCGAGGACGTTTGGCGCACGGGAGAGGGCGAGTGCTGCGGGGGCGTTTGGCGCACGGGAGAGGGCGAGTGCTGCGGGGTAACATGGTTTCCGGCTGGCGAAGGCCAGTGCCCAGAGGGCCAGATATTCCTCCGTTGGGGCGAGCAGGACGAGTGCTGTGGCTGCGTCCCCGACATGATTCTTGACGGCCGCGTTGGCGAGGAAGTTCCCACCGCAAGCGTTGTCGGCGACCTTTGCTGTGGGTGTGGCGGCACGCTCTATCTCCCTTTCACGGACGTAGGCGGAGTAATTGTCAACGGTCAACCCATGCCAGCAGGCACGTTCACCGGATGCCGCGCCCGCTGTTGCGTCGATGGCGGCTGCACTCAGGAGTTTCAGGGCGATTGCGCCGCTTTGGAAGGCGACTGGCTGGCGGGCTGCTGCGATCTCGGATGTCCTGCCCCGTGCTGCTCGGAGGATGACAACGGAAACGTAGAGTGCGAAATCAAGGATTCCGGCACGTGCGCAGCGCCTGACGTTATCGGCTCGCCGGATTGCGAAACCGGATGCTTGGGCGAGTGCTGCATTGACGGCGTTTCGCAAGGGCAAACAACGCAAGGCGATTGCGATACGCTCGGAGGGCAGTGGGCCGGACTCGGCAGCACGACCTGCCAGGGTGACGGCAAGTGTCGCGACCCATTTACCGAAAACTGCTGCGAGACAAAGCAGAGCAGCGCCGCTGGCCTGACGTTCACGCAGCCGCGCAAAAAACGGACGGCCCCGTTTTCGGATACGCTGCGCGTGACCGTCACCGGCGCAACGGACTCCCGCATTCTCGTTCACGGAACGCCGTTTGGCGAAGACGCCGATCCGCCGAAACGCTGCCCGATCAATCATTCTTTCCTGCTCTGCTGGGACGAGTTCCACGTGGAGCCTGTGCCGTGCGGCACCAGTTTCGTAAACGTAGACCTTACGGTGTGTTGGGCGCAGGAAGCGACGGACACGGAGACGCTCAACTTCTCTGGGTGCAACGGCCTGACGCTTTCGCTGGGTAACTGCCCTTACGATTGCGTTACAACTCTGGTCTATGGCGGCGGCGGGCATACCAGCGACTCAAGCATTGTCCTCTACGGCGATGCCGTGATTGCAGCCAACGGCGGGGCGATCGTGCTAACGAGCGCGATCGCCGCTCCCGGCAGTTGCGTGGAGAAGTTGACGCTCTCCGGGACAAGCACGGCCGCGAATCAAGTCGGCGTAATCCCTAATTCGTCGGCCGGTCTTAAGGTGGACAAGACTGGCCCAGGCCTCTGGCGGCTGTCCGGTGCGAGCAGTTACGCGGGCCAGCTCCGCGTGCTTGAAGGCACGCTGGTGGTGGCGTCTGACGTAAACACGACTGGCGCAAGCCCGTTCGGCACGCAGACGGTAAATCTGCCATTGATCGGAACAACAGACGGCGTTCCGGCATCGCTGATGCTGGACGGCAACGTGACGGTCAGTCGCGGATTCTCGGTGACGGCAG